TAACCTCCCCCGGTGCAACAACCCCCCTCCCCTGGGTAAGCAACTCTCCCGACTTCACCGACTTCACCGAACCAACCCTCTCAGTCCTCCAACAATCCTGGCAAGACTTTCTTGACAGTGGAGAAGAATTAGAAATCATCCCCGACCCTGAACCAATACCAGAACTTGTTACCCCTGACTGGGATGGGTTTAATGCGTATATGCTTACCGATTCAATGTTTAAGTCCTATCGTGATGCTGTCAGAGCAATTGATGGAGATTTGAATGCGGCATTATTCAATGCTTATGCCCTAATTGAACGTAATGGGGTAGCGGCTTTTACGTTGGTTTGGGGGCAATGGACTCAGTTATCGGGGATTACAACGGAGAATCGAGAGACGATTGCTACAGTGGCGGAATCGTTCAACTTACCCGTTGAGTTTGTTGAGGTGATCCGTGGTTAATCTAATCTATTTTCTGGTTGGCATGGCTTTTGTTGAGGGCCTATTGAAGCCGCTTTTGGTGTGGCTAACCCAGCGACAAGTGAGACGCTTTCTGCCTGCTGTCCTTGACCGCTTAGATCCGGTGTTGCCTGATTGGATTTCTCGCTACACCGAACAGGAACTGCGGGAATTGGTGATTAACGAAATCTTTAGTGTCGGTTTTGAGTTGGAGGAACCTATCTCTGACGACAGGGCCGAGCAGATTTTAGATACGGCAATCCAGTCCTATTCATTCCTGGCTAACGCCAGAAAAAACAATGGCTCTACCCCGGCGTGACCGGCGTGACCGGCTCAATGAGTTTTTTGAGGACTCCCATGGGTTCTATTCCATGACCCGGTTAGCGTTCTTTTTGACCACGCTCACCAGTGTTTTTGTCGTGGGCTGGTGTACGGTGAAGGGAACACCGGACGATGCTATCGGCACCGTGGGAGTATTGCAGGGGATTGGATTTGTGGGCAAGGTAGCCCAGAAGCAGGTAGAAGAACAGGGAAATTCGATAGAATAACCTTAGGTCTGTGACCTTTCCCTAGGCTGTGCTGTTGGGTTTGTATCGTACATCAAACTAGCTCCAGGGAGGGGCATCATGACAACCTATCGCGGCGAAGGCGGCTCTGTCCGTTTTAATAAGGTGGCACCGGCCTCTGGCATTGCTCAAGTACGGTCTTGGTCTATGAACGTTGAGAAAACGGAAGTGGAGACCACCGATCTGGGTTCTGGCTACCGGAAATATATGGGGTCTCTGGTGGGTGCATCTGGCACGGCTGAAATCTTCTATGATGCTGGGGCCACCTCTAGCACCAAGGACTTTTTGGATGCGGTGAACGACCCCGAGGACGATGCCGACAGCATTTTCGAGCTTTACACCACCGATGACCGCAAGATCACCTTTAACGGCATGATCACCGGCATGGACATTAGTGCCACTCCGGGAGAGGCCATCATGGGATCTTGTTCCTTCCGATGCAATGGCACCATCACCACTAGCGGACTGTACACGGCTTAATTATGGCAACGACTAAGCGACTGATTGACCGGCTCAAAGAGGCTGAGGGGTGGCAGGTACAGACCCGCTATCCCTATGAGCTTAAGGACGCAAAGGGGGATGTAATTGAAACCCTCTACTTCCGCCCCCGTACCCGTGCTGTCCGCAAAAAAGTGCAGTCTATGAACCCCAAGGATGCGGCGGAATACACCACCTATATGCTGATTTCCTCGGCTGAATTGGCGGATGGTTCCAAGGCCTTTGAGTTGGGGGATTTTGACATTCTGCAACGGGAAATCAGCGAGTCCCAGTTGGATGAGCTTGAACTGTTCATGATCAATGCTGGGGCTAGTGCCACGCTGGAAGACGAAAAAAAAGACTCAGCGACGACCTAGACGCTCGTTTTGAGTATCAGTTGGCGAAAGACCTGGGCATGACCGTACAACAACTAAACGACAACATGACCCAGGATGAGTTTGTGGGCTGGGTGGCCTTCTATGAATTGGCCTACGAAGACCAGCAGAAGATGTTAGAAGACGCTAAGCGCAACCGCCGGAGGGCATAAATGGCTACTTTGTTTACTGTCGGGATTGAGGTACAGGCTAGCCAGGCCCAGCAGGCGATCCTACGTCTAGAAAGAGCCTTTAACCAAATGTCTGCCTCTGCAAGTGGGGCACAACAGGCGGGGCGGGATGTGGGACGAGAGCTAAATGAGTCCACCCGGCAGATCAATAAATACGCCGATGAGATGGAGAAGGCGGCTAGGTCTCAAATGGATTTTGAGCGCGGAGCGTTGGCGGTATCGGCGGCCATGGGGGCCTTAGCCTTCAAGGCAAAGCAGTATATTAACTCTGTGACCCAAGTGGGACAGGCGGTACAGGGGGCTGTAGCGGCGAACTCCACCCTAGCCAAGGATGCCAAGGGACTAGACCAGGCATTCCGGCAGTTGACGAAGGAATTGAACTACTCCACCAATAGCATGGAGTTAAACAAGGCGGCCTATGATGTGCTGTCGGCAGGGGTGAGTGATACCGCTGATGTGCTGAACGTCATGAAGGCTGGGGTGGCAGGGGCAAAGGGGGGATTCTCTGACCTAGGTACAGTGACCGATGCGGTGACAACCATCATGAATGCCTATGGGAAATCGGCATCTGAGGCCCAGAAGATCGTGGACATGATGATCACCACCCAGAACGACGGGAAGATCGTCGCGGCTCAGTATGGGCAACAAATTGGGGTAGTGGCGGCTGGTGCGGCTAATGCCGGGGTCAAACTGGAGGAACTTAACGCCGCTGTCTCTGTGGCAACGGTGGCCGGGGTACAGATTAGCAGTACCTTTACTGGGCTAAGACAAGCCATTAGCTCGATTGTGTCCCCCTCTGAACAGGCCAAGAAACTAGCCAAGGAATTGGGGATTGAGTTTAGCCAGAATGCCCTGAAATCAAAGGGTTTTGGTGGGGTGTTGAAGGACGTAGCGGCCGCTACCAAGGGCAATGCTGAGCAGATCACCAAGCTTTTTGGTTCAGTGGAAGCCAAGGCGACCATTGACCCTATCCTGAACAACCTACAGAAGTACGAGCAATTCCTGAACAACCAGACCAAGGCGGCGGGGTCGGCGGCTGATGCAACGGCTAAGGTGACTAAAGGGCTAGGAGCGGCTCAGGCGGCCCTAGCCAATATTGCAACCGAGGCTAGCCGCAAGGTATTTGAGACCATCGAGCCGGGTGTTACTCTGCTAACCAATGCGACAACGGGGCTAGCCAAGGTCTTTGTTGACCTCCCCGAGCCGATCCAAAAAGTTGTGATCGGTATTGGGTTAGTAACGGCGGGAGTAGCGGCGGCAACAGCGGCAACTATTGCCTTTAATGCTGTTGGGCTGACGGCTAGCGCCATTATGGGGGGATTAGCGACAGCGGTAGGGATTTTGACCGCTCCCATTACCCTGGTTGTCATTGGCATTGGGGCGGCCGCCTTAGCCTTCAAAGAGTTTTACGACAGTAGCGAGAACTTGCGTAAGGTATTGGCTCGGTTTGGGGATGCGGCGACTAAGATATTTAATGTCTTTGCTCGGGCTGTGGCACGGGTAACAGGCACATTTGGGGATTATGAGTCTGGCACTACCAGCGCATTAAAAGGGACAGGGGATGCTATCGCTCGATTCCTAGAGGGGGCGGTTAGCGGCTTTGAGAATTTCGCTAAATTTATCGAGTCAAGAGCGGCGGCTATCAATGCCACGATTAAGAGCATTGGGGACGGCTTTAATGCGGTGGCTGATGCGGCTCTTTACATCTTTGACCTCAAGACCTCAGGCAAAGAGCAGGCAGATATTAACCTGCGCCAGCGTCAGGCCCAGAGACGGATAGCAGAGGAACAAATTCCGCCCTATCTCCGCAACCGTGCCCAACAGGCGGCTGTGGCTAAGGCTAGTGCAACATCAGCGGCTACAGCATCAGCGGTCACATATCCAGGGATGGATGAAGAAGAACGCAAAAAGCTAGAGCAGGAGGCCCTGCGCCAGGAAAAAGAACTGGCAGACAAGCGTAAGCAAGAATTTGAGGAACGACAACGACTGGAACGGGAAGCCTTCCAAGACCGGAAGCAATACGAGGAAACCACCCTCAACCAGCGCACCAACTATGAGATGCGGATCTTTGACCTGCAAACCAGGCACCAACAGATCCTCAAAGACCAGCGTTTAGAGACCGAGAGCGAGATCGCCAGGGCTGTTATCAGAAGCCAGCAGGAAATAGAGTCCTTGCAACGGCAGATTGAGCGGCGACGGTTAGAGCGTCAGTTACAGATGCAACAGCGGGCTATGCAGGTCATGGGGCTTAGCCAACAGATGGCCTTTGAACAGGGACAGGCTGGACAGGCGGCGAAGTTCAACCAAGGGCAGTTTGTTGGCGGTGGCGGTGGTGCCGCCATGGCATCTCTATCGGGCATCCTGGCCTATACCGGCAACACAGGCATTGGCTCTGGCCCTCACCTAGACTTAAGGGGCTTTACCGGGGCTGACCGCAAAAACAGAATTGGCCCCCAGCGACTAAAAGAGATTTCCCAGATGATTCAGGCGGGCAATAAGCCGCTGTCTGCATGGGGCATCACTTCTGGCTATGGGCCAAGACGGGCCCCTGTGGCTGGTGCCTCTACGTTTCACCCTGGTTTTGACTACGGCACCCCAGCGGGAACGCCGATCCGGTTTACGGGGCAAGCGACCAACGTCAAACAACGTCCCAATCAGGGCGGGGCTGGTCATGTGCTGGAAATCACCCTGCCCACGGGGGAGATTGTACAGTTGTTGCACCTACAGAAGTTTGGACAGGCCCTAGGACAAGCGGCTAAGCAGGGCGGGGCTATGCCCTCGGGTGGGGCCAATAGTCGGGGTAATGCCATTGCTCAGGCGGCTAAAATCCTGGGTGTTAATCCCCTAGACCTAGCAACTATCATCGAGTTTGAATCAGACGGGATACCCAACAGACGGGGCGGGGCTGGCGGCAATTATCAGGGGCTAATTCAGTTTGGCCCAGCAGAGCGCAAGAAGTACGGCTATAACCCTGGCATGAGTTTTGAGGATCAAGTGCTTGGCCCTGTGGTGCGCTACTTCAAAGACCGCTTTAAGGGTGTGGGGATGAGTACCCAAGGGGCTAGTCTAGAAGACCTCTACACCACCGTCTTGGCGGGGAATCCTAAAGCGAATCGGGGGGCAAGGGATGCCTTTGGTACCAGTGCCCGTTCTGGTGTGCAAAAAATGCTCAAGCCGGGGGCGGATCGGGATGTTGCCCTTAAGAAATACTTTGGCGGCAATGCTCCCGGTGGCGGCGGGGCCGGTGGGGGAATGGAACCCTACGGACTAGCCAACGTGCCAAATGTTACCGTCACCCAGCTAGACCTACAGGCCAAGCTAAATGAGCTTCACACCGAGCAATCGATCAACCTCCGAGAGCAGGCTATTGAACAGGCTGAGCTAAACAAACTTATCCAAGAGCAAGCCAATATTGCCCCCCAGATGATGCGGGACAACCTACGGCAACTCAAGGAACAGACCCGGCAGATAGAGGTTGAATCCAATTTGCTACGGCTACAAGGCGAGGAACGCAAGGACTACCTAGCCCAGTTGGAGTATGAAAAGCTCTACAAAAACGAGATACTAGCCCTAGAGCAAGCGATCCGCGACACCAGTGACCCGGTGCAGAAGTTGGCCCTGCAAAAGGCCCTTGTCGAGGCAGTGAAACAGGAGGGGGAAGTGCGGGCGGCTATCGCTGTCAACCAGGCGGCCCAAGACCAACTAGAGTCCCAGCGTAAACAGGTGGAGTGGGCCGAAAGCCAAATCCAATCCCTCAAGTCCCTGACGTTTTCCATGTCTGTGATGAATCAGGAACAGGAAATGGCAGTCCGTATGGCTGACAACATGGGTAATGCCTTTGCTGATGCCTTTACCCGATTTGCTACTGGTACCGGGACGGCCCAAGAGGCCTTTGCTGGGTTCATGTCTGGTATGGTCAGCGTCTTTGCTCAGGAAGTCCAGCGGATGGTGGCAGTAGCGGTGGCTAATAACCTGTTCCCTGGGCTATTGAATCTCTTTGGGGGCGGTGGTGCCCCTAGCCTGTTTGGTGGCGGTTTTAGTGGTGGTGGTGGTTTCTCAATTGGGGGCATTACCGGCGGTGTGGCCAGTGGCGTGGCCTTACCTGGCTTCTCAGTTCCCGCTCTAGCCGATGGGGGTGTGGTTCGTAAGCCCACCATGGCTCTCATTGGAGAGCGTGGCCCTGAGGCCGTGGTACCCCTTGATCAGATGGGCGGCGGGGTTAACTCAGTGGTTAATGTCACTGTCAACAATGATGGCTCTGTGAAGACGGACAGCAACCAGGGCAACGAATTGGGCAGGGCCATCCAGAGGGCTGTGGTGGATGAGATTGCCCGCCAAAAACGTAGCGGAGGACTCCTAGCGAGTGTGAAATAATGCCCAGTACCCTAACCTTCTCCATTCAATACGGAGCAACCAAGAACACTACCACCCGAGTTAAGCGACTAAGCTTTGGGGATGGCTATGAGCAAGTGGCCCCCGATGGGATCAACGTCATTGACGAGACATGGGATGTGGTGACGGTTCCCCTACGGGATTCGGTGGCAGATACCCTAGAAAGCACCCTTAACGGGCTATTGGGGGAATGGTTCTACTGGACACCACCCTATGGCTCAGAGGGCAAATACAGGCTAAATTCTGCCATCAGTCGCAACTATGTGGGGGTGAGCAGTTCCACCCTCTCCTTTACCCTGAAAAAAGTTTATGCCAGCACCTAACAGTGACCTTCAACGGCTCTACCATTCCGGCATCGTGGCCCTGTTCACCCTTGACCTAACGGCTATCGGTGGCGGGGTCTATCGGTTCTGCAATTACAACCAGACCAGTGGGGCTAATGTCAGTTTTGGGGGCGTGGTTTATCAGGCTGTACCGATTGTGGCGGAGGGGTTTGAAATTAACAGCACGGGACAGATTCCCACCCCTACCCTCAAGGTCTCTAATGTTTTTGGGGTGATCACTGGATTGATTGGGCAGTATGACGATCTGGTGGGGGCCAAGCTCACCCGGCGGCGCACCCTAACCAAGTATCTGGATGGGCAATCAGCGGCCGACAGTAGTGCCTATTTCCCTGATGACATCTGGTATGTTGAGCGGAAAGTCAAAGAAGATAAGTTATCGGTCGAGTTCCAGCTAGCCTCATCCCTTGACCTGGAAGGGGTGCAGATTCCGTTCCGGTTAATGATCCAAAATACCTGTGTCTGGCAGTATCGGGGCGATGGTTGTGGCTATGGGGGTGGCCCTGTGGCTGATGAATTTGATAACCCGACGGGTGATGCCAATCTAGACAAGTGCG